ATCTGATGAAGGGTACATTGCCAGGTCGACAGTGTGACGTCCTTAGGCCGTATATCAAACGGTGGAAGGATGACATTGCGATGGAGTGTAAGGGTCGGAACCTCTTTGTTCCAATCTCCCTTGGAGGCATGGGTGTTGAACGTCCCGTCGGATTCCTGACTAAGTTCACCTGGCAACAGAAGGCTGTCGCCTACAAGATTCTCGAGGAGAACCCTCATGGGTGGCAAGGTACCGGTGTTTTCCCGGGCCCTGCCGTCGCCGAGGAGCCGATCATACGGCACCCTTGGGACATCCCACCTGACCCCAGTTACGGTCGTATCCGGCGGTCTAGACCGACTTGGGACCTCTTGGCCGATGCCAAGATGGAAATACCAGTGAGTACAATTGTAACGCTGGTCCCCGGTCTGGAACATCGATGCTCTCCACCTCGGAAGACTCTTTTAAATCCTAGAGCCATAAAGGAAAGAGACCTCTTTGAATCACACTCCCCTGACTTTCCTGTCAGGAGTGGCTGGGAGGCTGTTTGTCACGCCCTACGGGAGGAGATAGACTCCTGGCAGTATGGTTTAAGGTATGATGCGATCGCCACTGGTACCTGGTCCTTGGATGAACCGTATCCAGGGTCCGACTGGTGGGACCTTTAGGTCACCAAAAGGGGTACCTCCCCCTTCCAAATGAGGTCGGCCGCGGGCACGTCACGCCTGAGTGGGGTTCACACCTTACCACCCAAAACGGTTCTCCTTCAGGAGGTAAAATGCCGTGCTAAGTCTCTCCATAGGGACTGCGATTAATTCAATCGGGACACAAGAGTCTCTGGTTTAAACCAGCCGAGACGACCTTTAAGATTGAACTATACTACCTTTGGTAGTCGAATAAGGGTTTGCGAGAAGTCCAGTTGCTTTACGGGGTTGGTTACCTCTAGGCGAAGGCTGGACACTCTGATTCGTCGTAGCAATACACAGTTGTAATATTAACATCTGTGGAGAGGCGGAACTTGCCGAACGACTGCACGGGTGGGGTGCTTTAGGGCCTTTGTCTCTTTATTGGGACATCGCCGCTCTTATGCATCAGTGCTGGATGAACAGTCTACCAATATCAGGGTGGATCCCATATACTGATAATATGAACAACAACACCAAAACTAAAACACAACGATCGAAGACCGGGCCTCAGAAAGGCGGTTCTTCCTCGAAAGGAGAGAAGCTTTACTCTCAAGCCTCCCGGGTCAAGAGCAGAGCCACCAACCGAATGGCGGACCGTGTATTAACATCCGCGGAGAGAAACAAACGCTCTCCCTCGCCTTTGCGGGTCTACGGCCTCGGTCTCACTGACGAGGAGTTGGCGTACCACCACGGAATGAAAGTCGGCGTTTCTAAATACTCTCTCATTAATGAGAATGTTGAGAAGTCAGCATTTAAACAGTGCTGGACCTCATACTTCGAGTACGACTTCACCTGCCTCCCTGATTCCACTGATCAGTTTACCGTCATGACGACGAGCGGTCAGGGTTCCGCCACTTCATCTCCTAATCAGACCCAGAAGTCTTTCAACACCAGTAGTCTCTCTGGCTTGGTCACCGAACTTGGGGTCGCAACTAGCGGACTTCCGGGTCCTATCTCCGTGGCTCTGGTCGGCCAGGGGGCGCCTCTGATCCACACTAGGGGCGCAACTACCATTACCAACCGGATGTTCATCGACACCACTAACGACCGGACGGGTACCTCCATCGCTGTCGATCCCGCGATCACCTGCCCTTTCACGGGACTTGGTCCGGTCGATATCCGTTGGCAGCCGGTTCAGGTTCGCTTCAAAGCGATCAACGCGACCTCGTTGGTGGAGAAGGGTGGTAGTGCATACCTGATGCAGCCCTTGAACCATACACACATTACTGGTGTGATCGACCGCTCCCAGATGATGGGCCGCGGGATCTTTAAGGCCTTTCCTATGTGTGAGGTTGCAACTGGTCCCGACGAGTGGGTAGTTATGGAGCCCCGTAACGGACTCTGCTCCTTCTCTGGTTTCGACTCCGGCAGTCCCAGTAGCACTTTGGAAGATGCTCTCGCATTCATTCAGTTTGTGAACACTACTGGTTCGAATCAGAGAATTACCCTGATCATGGAGATCGACTGGCAGCTCGCTGGCCTTTCTGTGAAAGGACTCGCTGAACCCCATATTGAGAGCGACGCCGCCTCTGACCGGGCTAAACGTGTGAACTCTGTCCTCAAGACGTCGAACATTCTTCCCTCTGAACAGAAGGGTCGAGAACTCATCGCGTCCGGGATAGCTGTACATGACAATCCGGCGATGCAAGCGGTTCTTTCTCCGCGGCTTCTCACAGAGGCCAGCGCTTCTCAGGGTAGCCACCCGGTGGTTAAGCATCTCAAGGAGGCTTTTGGTCACCATCTAGAGCGTCTTGCGAAGGCAGGATTCTCCAGGTTGGTATCAGCCCTTGAGGCCCCCCCGATCGTTTGATCGTTGTGTTGGGAGGGTCCACCCAATTTACTTGGACCCCCGATAGTTCCGGGACTAATAGAACTAGGGTCTCAACTGTGACCTATCCGTGAGATTCGGATAAAGACGGTAACGGCGGTACAACTGCCAGAATCCCCAGAAATGGACTAGGAATCACCGTTCACTTGTCAGACTCGTTGGAATACACGAGCTTTGGGACGAATTGTTCGGACCTTTGGTCCCCTTTGTTCATCCTTGAATCCGTTGCACCGTGAGGTGCACGTAGTAATACGTTCGAGCCTCGTGAGGGGCTGGCTGTGAGGCCTAGCGAAACGGATGATGGGGGTACTTTTCAAACAGTTGTAGCCAAACTTTAACACCCAAGATCGGGGTTAAGTCCAATTGTGGACATTGGGAAGTTGTAATGACTATAAAGGCCTTAGGAAAGCCACCTTTGTTCAACCGCTGACGGCATGATTTGATCTCTCATGCCTCCTTAGATCATTATGGTGATGGTTTGATCAACCAGTGGACGTCTGTCCATGGCCCACCACAGATCCGAAGTTCCGG